AAAATCGCATGATAAGGAATCTCTAGCCCTTGAGTCTGGGCTGCAACATCACCACCAGGAACTTTGGAACCGTTATTGAGAGTAAAACCGGTCTCAAAATTATAGACCTTCTTATCCATTTCACATTGCCACATGTGCTCACCTACACGTGCGATTTGGGCACCGGGATGATCGGGACAGCTTCTGGCACTCAAAGGGGCTTCCAAGATCTTATACTCCTTGGTAAAGTTGCTCTTATCAATAGCCTTTTCAGAGACACCAATCTTGTTGTACTCATGCAAATCTTTACGAGGTTGCTCATATTTCTTACGCAACTCTTCAAGACGTCCATTCTCAGCTGCTTTCTTTTCCGCTACGGCACCGGGAGGGGCAGCAATAGTTAGAAGCAACTCATCGAGGACAGAGGCAATTCTCTTAAGTTGAGGATCATCAGAACCATCTAAAGCTGTAGCCAAGATGGCTGTCTCCTCAAGTGATTCTGGCGTGATAACGGACTCAGTTGGGGGCTCCATAGTATCCACCTCATCAGCAGCCTTTTTAAGAAGTTCTGCGGCTAAGACGCATGACTCGGCTACAACGCGCATGCATTCCTCATCTTGCTCGGCAAGTAATAGCGCCTCATTGTTTGGGCTTTCTAGCCATGAAGCCATAGCATTCAATAGTTCAGATATTCCCATAGTCCTACCTTTCGAAGAAATATTAATTCTCTATCAAGTTGCGCATACTTGGAATTTTGTTTCATTTCAAACTCTTCTTCTCTTTTTCTGCGCTCTTCGTCTTCCTGCTTGACTTTTTCCTTTTGTCTTACATCAACCATAGGATCAAAACGTTCAACTTCAATTATATTGGGATTTCCCTCTATAATATGTTCTTCTGGTTCATCTGCCTCATCCGGGGGCTCAAGACATAGAGACTCGGCTGGTTCAAAGGATTCCTTTTCTAATGCCTCAATATTCGGCCCTTGTGAAATTTTAGCCTTAATATCGTCAGCCAATTGCTTAACAAGGGCTCCAGTCGTAACTGGCGGCTTGTTATCAAGCAAGGTTCTCATGAACTTTTCAACGAGTGGCCTATTCTTTTCTAGAGCTTGACGAAAGACCTCTTCTGAAGTCAATCCATATTTAGCTGCATCAGGGTTTGAAAGCATAAAATTACGTATTTTGTACTTCGGCATTTCTTGGGGCGGTGGAGGCGCAGCTTGTTTAGCAATTAAACCTTCATTTCTACCTAAAGCTCTAGCTAAGAGTCTGGCCCCTTTGATTAAAAGAGAAGAGAGCGGAACCAATTGATGGCCGAACTTGTTCTTAATATGAGCCCTCATATTGCGTTCTGGCTCACTGGTAGCCCTAACATTCTCATGAATAATATCACGGATTTCAGAGTTATTATAATTAGCTATCTTCTCAACATCTTTAGCTATTCTATTAATCCAATTGAAAAGTTTTAATGGAGTCAATTGATCAATTCTATCAACTAACTTATTCATGCCGTCAAAAATAGCTTTAGCATATGGGTTATTTTGATTCGTCAAATGCATAAGCATTGTCGGCTCTTTACCCAAAGTATTTACGTAGTTTCTCCAGGCCGTCTTGGTATACTCTTTGGCAGCCTCTAACATTTTCGGTGGCACAACTCGGGGAGCTGCTTCTGATTTTAAATCATATTTCAGCTGAAATAAAGCAGCTAATCTGTTTATTTCGTGCAAGCTCATAAATCACCCGAAAATCTTAGCATTTATAAAGGAGGCTCCTTCGTAAGTCTCATCCATTCCTTTACGGAAAAGTGGACGGCAGTTTCCGTCTTTATCTTGATATACCTTGTTAATTGGGAGGCCGGTATGTGAGCAAATTGGATACTCACTTACAGAGTTCTTGGCGCTCTTAATCATCTTAGAGCACTGGGTTTCTGCAACTTTCTTACCAGACAATCCTTCCATATAAATTTGGAAAGCAACATCATAGGCTTTCTTGTCTCCAGCACTGGCTAAGACATTGAGAGCATCTTCGGCTTTGGCATGATTTCCATCATTCATAGCTTGACGTAGGTTATTAAGAACTTCACTTGGTTTAAGAGTGGCCATGTTAGAAGCGACAGCTGCAACTTTAACATCACTCTTGTTCTCACTTACTAATTGATTGATGCCAGATCGATCAAAAGTAGTTAAAGCTCCGTTACACAATAAAACGGTTGGTTTGCTAATTTTCTTGTCTACAACTTTCACTGGAACAGTGAAAGCGACTTTACCTGTGTCTAAGGACACTCCATAAAAAATAGTATTCTCATCGCTCTTGGTAACAACTACCTGAGGAGAAGAGAATCCAAAAGATTGTAATTCACGGGTCACATGAATTCTACCGGCAGAAACTGTATTGACACCAAAATGCCAACATGCTAAACCGCTTGGAGTGGTAAATTGTTCTTCAAAAGAAGCGAAAGTTTCATATTTTGGAAGAGCAACATCTGGCTTAGCCGCAGCATCTGCGTGCAAACCAACAACTTGATTTTGGAAGAATTCGGATTGACCTTGACGTGAGGCGTTAAGACGAGTCACAGCCAATTCAGCCGCAGTTACTTCACGCTTATCTGAAGCGGCAAGGTTAAGAGCGTTGAGGATATCTGTTCCACCAATCTTGGTCTTGACACCGGCTTGTTGTCTAACATAAGCTTTAATGTTGGTATGGTTAAGGTCTTCAGGGCCTTGATTACCCATAAAAATTTCTGGGTCTGTTACTTGGTTTTGAGTAACTTCTACAGGAACATAGAAACTGGTAACGCCCTTAGGTGTCTCGTAGTCAGCCTTAATGACAATAAACTTATCATTACCGTCACTAACAGTTAATTGAGCTGGACGCAAGTTCCAAGCATCTAAAGTAGACCCAACTGATTTAATAGCCAAATTAGCTACTGGTTGTGAATACATCTTTAATGGGAGGTGCCTGTCGAAGACGCTCTCTAATGCGTTAGCAAGGACTTGATCGCCTACATGGTATGGGTTAGCTTTGACAGACTCATCACGTTGATAGGTGGTAACTGTTGGTTCAGCAGGAGCTTCGCCAAGTTCTTCTTGGAAAAGTTCGGCGAACTTAGTATTGTTGGTATGAAGCTTGCTACCAAGAGACTTAAAATCAGCTCGACGGATAAAATAGGTCTTGTTACCTACCATATCTGTCATAATTCTAGCTAATCCTCCAAGAGTTTTATCTTGTGGATAGGCTGCGGCACATTTAGTTAGCTTAGACGCTAAGAGTGTAGTAGCTAACTTTTCGTTATTCTGTACCTCTTTTGCGAGAGAACCTACTAATTGATATATTTTATCGACGCTCATATTGTACCTATTCCGTTAAACCAGTTCTGGGTATCGTTTAGATACGGCCTGCCTGGCTGCATCGTTTAGTTCACTTAACAAGGCCTTAACCAATTTCTTATTGGTAGCCAATTTTTCTGGCAAATACTTCTCTGCCTGAGATAATTCGCTATTAGGAATACCAAGCTTCTTGGAAGAAAGTCTAACAAGAGGATCACCCTTATAAGATATCTGAAGATCGCTGCCATTCTTGGTCACGAAGACTGACCAATTAGAGGAGGCTTCTTTTTCTGCCTCGTCATCATTATAGAGCGCGACAATGTAATCACCATCATCTGCACTCTGAATTTGCCAGAGATCGGCACCTTTATCGCCATCTTTAAAACGAACTACGTCAAAAGCGACCGTTTCTAATTGGTCTTTTACGTCAGAGAGACGATAGGCTTTCTTAGTAATTTGGTTGGCTAAACTTGAGTAATCTAAACTGATTTTGGACATTAAGTCTCCTGTTGAGCAGAATATACCTTATCATACATAGAGAAATATTGATAATATTCTGTACTTTATTAATTGTACGGTACCACCTAGATATTACAAAATATTGCCACCTTTAGTAATTTTAGGTCCAAAAACGACTAATGGCCACCTTATCTTTCGACAAGGCAGCCATTAGAGACTCTCAAATTTTGTTTTTCACCAAAAAGCTTTTAATTTCAATTTAGAAATTAGAGCTTGTAATTTTTCTTCATCCATTAGGATGTCGTATAGGTCAGTAGCATAAATTGTTGGAGGTATATGATCTGATGGAAGACTATATTTGTTGCAAGGAATATCTAAAACTTTCATTAAAGCGATAGCTCGCTTATATTCTACTAGACGCTCGGCATCCTTTTTTCTCATTGCTTCCAATTCTTCTGGAGATACATACATCGCTTGATCACTCATTTATCCATCCATTATTGTCTAATTTTACCATTTCTCCGAACGAATCTCGGCCATTTGCTTTAGAATGTCTTTGATTTTATCATCATTTTCTATAATCTTGTTTATCTTCTTCTTGGCTCCGCCATATACTTTGCGGTGATTTTTGTAATCGACATTGCCATTAAGGCTCTTGGTGATGCTACTCTGATTAACATTCAGCATCTTAGCAATCTCCATTTGGGTGTATCCATCTGCGTACAATCTAATTACCTCTCTCTGTCTAGAGGTTAGGAGCGTATCTACGACTCTCCAAAACTCTTTCTTAAGCTGGTCTTCTAATTCAATCAAATCTTCATTGTATTCGAAAGGGTTCAATCTTGCAGAAATACTATCTTCATTGCAAAACGCTTCCATCATGTCATTAGAGCAAGCTGTCTCTAAAAGTAAATGTTGGTAGGAATCTGAACGATTTTTTCTTTTTTCCATATAGACCTCGTTATCAAAAGTGTGTTATTAATCCCTGAGAGAAAAAGACAGCTCCGTGTAATCACTAATGCCGGCCTTAGTAATGTACTCGTCTATATCTTTATAGTCATTCGGTATGTAAAAATTACGAATATTGGCAAACTGCCCAAACTTGCTAACAACCCGTTTCCTCCCTTTTTCGCCAGCAATATCATTGTCCAACAACAAAAATATGTTATTAGAGTATCTGCTAATGACAGAAAATTGATAGGAAGTTAAATTATTATTCCCTAAGGCAACAATATTCTTAAAGCCTATCTCCGAGGCCTTAATGACGTCAAATTGGCCCTCAACCAGATAGACGCAGCCTTGTTCTAAAATGTCTCGCTTATTCTCATACAAACCAAATAAGAGGTTGCCTTTGGCAAACTCATCTGTTTTTTGTGTATTTTTGTATTTGGAATCAATATTGTTATCTTTACGGCCCTTATCATCTAATAAAGATCTTCCAACTAAAGCGACTACTTTACCATAGGTATCTTTAAATGGCATAACCAGAGGATGATCTTCAAAATAATTCCAAGTAACTATTTGGGGATAAAAGGGGTTAGATGAAAGAAGATCTAATTTGAATAGAGCCTCTCTGCCAACCAAATCAGTTAGGGCAGAAATATTTTGGATTCCGGGGAAATAACCAAATCCCCACTTTTCTTGACTTTCGGCATTTAAGCGCGAATCAAGATAGGACTTACTTGCTTGTGCTTCTGGATAGTTATCCAATAAAAAGCGACAAGACTCCGCTATCTTATCTAACATGTCTTACCTTTTAGCTAACGTCTTTGTTTGCTGTCTTTAATTTTTCTTTCAACATAATTTTAAATGGCTCACTTAAATGCTCGTGTTTTTTATTACAATCAGGACAGACTATATCATTCCCTACCAGTTTGGGCTGAGCTTCTTTTCCACACTTTTGACACTTAACTGTAAAAGTTTCCGTGGATTTTTGTTTAAATTGTCTCAGGTTCTTGAGGGTAACCTTGGTAAAATGTGTAACTACCATTTCGTTATTGCATAATGGACAATAAACCTTTTCCGTCTTAGGCTCCATATAGGGCTCTACCTGGCCACATCTTTTTTGTCTACCTTTACCATCTTCATATGAATTATTGCAAATAAGAGAAACCGGCATTATATCACCTCATCAACTAGAACACCAATTAGCCTATCAGTGTTTTGCGGATACTGTACGTCCAGAATTATCCTTTGATCTCCGACACCAGCCACACCAAGATGAGGAATAATTACCTCATCACGGTTTCTGGATTGTGGCTTAACTTCTATTTCTTTGTCTCCAAGAATTGTCTTAACGGTCTTTGTACACCCACGTAAAGCATCAACCAAGGGCAGGGTAAGGGTAAAAATAACACTCTTGTCCTCAATGCTAAGACCCTCTTCAGGGAGAACAGTAACATGGCAGAAGGCACTTGTATACTGTTCCATAAATCCCATCACAGAACCGATATAGTGGCCCATGTTCTGTAATTTTAGAATATTTCCATCAAGAATCCCCGCAGGCACAGACACGTGTATGGACACGTCTGCATGCATGGTTGTTTCACCTTTACAGATATGACAAACGGCTGCATTGCTTCTTCCTTGACATTTAGGGCAAGTACTTATAAAAACCATACCACGTTGTTGCGCCGTAACTTTGCCTTTTCCTCCGCACAACTGACAGCCATTATTAAGTCTGATCTCACCAACACCATCACAGGTTGAGCATTTAGCTTTTCTAGAATACTTAAGCTCCTTCTTACAGCCCAAAACAGATTCCTTAAAATCAATCGTTATTTTCAATTCAATGTTATCTAATTGAATTACTTGCTGACGATGATACGTATGACGGTTATTGGTAATGGGTTCAGGATCATTTCCTTTACCATTCTTTATGCACTCATAAGCTTCATTTATCTTTTTGAATTTATCTTCTGCACCTGGCTCTTTACTGATATCGGGATGAAACGTTTTTGTAAGTTTCCGATATTTCTTCTTAGCCTCTTCCGGGGTGGTGCCCTCAGGAAGTTCTAAAGTTACATAGGCTTCTTTCAAATTCATTTTTTCTTAACCTTGGCCTTACCCGTTAGGAGGAATGCGTAATACAGAGCGACCGCCATAGCATCGGCCTTGTCTCCGTTCTCTACCTTAATTTTACCTTTTTTATTATATTCGTAGGGAAACTTAATTCCTAAGTGTCCCGCTACCAATTCTGGCATATCATCTTTTGACGGAAAGATATTGTTATTCTTTAGTCCATGTCTAATTGTAAGAACACTTAAGAGTTCGGGGGAGCTTTTTAAATAATCATAGGATAAAAGACCAATCATTCTATTGAATGTGGTCAATGTAATTACCGTTCTGGCTGTACTCTTGTTTCTTATAAAAGAAACAATATCTTCAATCCCAATATAATCTGGCTTGACATCATTAATGATCTTTTGAATTAAATTTCTAGTATCAGCAACTCTTTCTAGAATGGTTCCTTTTTTGAGCGGCTTAATGTAATCAGATTTAATGAATTTGATATTCTTCGTCTTCTCATCGATTTCGAGAACTGCATAAGCTGTGGTCGTACTGGAAATATCGAAACCTAATATTGTTTTTGTCATACTTGACAATATATCAGGCCGAAATAGAAAAGGTCCAAAGGATTAGCTTTGGACCTCTTTAAGCTTACTTATTCTGCTGATTAGGCTTGAGCGTCATGATCTGGGAAGGATACTTCCAAATCAGAGTCATCTGATGTCATGCTAACGGCTGGAGTCTTAGCTGGAGTTGCCTTAGCAACTGTTTTGCCTGCCGTCTTACCTGCTACTGGGGCAGTATTGCCGTCAGTAGTAACGCCATCAATCTTGTCGATTCTCTTCTGGACGATATCGGCAGTTGGAGGGGTAACTCTACGTTTCAAATCGTCAAAATCAACGCTGTCCTTAATTACTTGGTCAGCTGCAGATAGGGCTTCCTTATCATAGGATTGAACAGAATAGTATCCTGTTGCTCCACCATTCTTGTCTACTTCGATGTTGAGATCGTATTTCATTGGATCTCCCTTCTTTGGATTCTTTGCTAACTTACGGATCTGTGAGAAGACCGCGAAAGAAATATCTAGAATCTTATAGGTGTTAGTCTTGCGGCTAATTACACCAAGAAGCCAACGTGGCTTGGCCTTATCGGCATTAGCACAAAGTGGGCAGCTTCCGTGGATAGCTGAACATTGTACCTTCATTCCGAAACCAGGGTCTCCCTCTTTCTTATACTTGTGAACCAAGTACTGGAAGGGTTGAGTAATTAATCTTACTTCGTTTGGACCCTCATCCAATCTAAGGAACAAATCCTTAGAGTTTGTGTGTTTCTTATCATCACCACCAAATACATCATCAGTCCAATTTACTTCGCCAAATGTAGTCATATTGATCTCCTATACTGTTATTTTCTATTGTACACTTCGGTACGTTTTTCTCTATTTAACAAAAACACTTTGATCGTATCATTCACATTATCGTGAAAATTTTACAAAACGGGTGCGTGTATGATCAGTGGTTCGAGCGAATCTAACACTAATCTTACGGTTGCGTAGTCGGTTGACTACTCTATTTAATACAATCCTCAGCGCTCCAGGAGAACCTGGAAGAACTTGCGATTGTCTACGGCCAAGAACCTTCTTCAAAATTGAATTCAATTCTGTCATTGTTCCTGTCCAAGTCCTTCTATTAATTATCGACAAAACACCTGTCATTACTGCTTCGTCAACATTCATTATTCTACTATTAGATGCCATTTTATGCTCACTTTCTTACTATTATTTGATTTGATTTACACTCTTGACAGCATTGAAAACTAAGCTTCTAATGCTAACAATTCGGTGATGTGGAAACATCATTTCCAAAATTAATTCTTTTGGAGAACTTGTCAAGATGTCGTTAAAAGATTTAATTATTTCTTCTTCTGTCTTTTCACAGAAAATTCCTTTAGCCTGAATGAATCCATTTACTGACTCTGGTTTGTCTAAGGAAATAAATTTCTCTATCACCTGAGTCTTACCAACCTGTCTTTCTAAAACAACTAGATAAATAGGATTTCTTTTAACGGGTGCGCCGCTTGGGATAATCGCAACAGATCCTCCCGGAGTATTTATATTTGCACCTACAGCGATATCACTTAAACCTGGCATAATTATTTACCTTTTTTAGCTTTCTTTTCTGGAGAACCAGCAACTTCACCAATCGCTTCAAATGCAGCTCTCTTGGCAGCTTGCTCTTGTCGTTTTTGTTCCATCTTACTCTCGCGAGCCTCATTGACTTTTGTTAGCAATTCTGCAGATAAAGCAGAATCTTCTTTAACAGCTTCGCAGAACTTAGGGAAACCAACCCACTTCTTATCATTGTATTCGTGAGAAACTGAAGATGTCTTTTGAACTACACCATAGTCTAAAGCTAATTGAGCAATTTCCTCATGCTTATCTATAATGCCAATTCCAAAATTGACTTTGAACTCACAGGATCTTGGCCATGGGCCAAACTTACTTTTCTCAATGGTTGCTTTGATTGGGTGTCCAACTTTGTTTTCTTTTTCATCCAGAATTCTATCATCTTTTCTCTGAATAGCTTCAAAATAAACGTTAGCGCTAAGCGTGTGTGCGTATGTGTTTCCGCCTGAGAAAGTATGATCTCCTTTGTAAATATCAAAAGAGTCTCTCTTATGATTGATAATGATAAAGGGAACCTGAGCTTTATTTACTTCTAGAGTAAGCTTTCTAAATGTTGTAGTGAGAAATCTAGCTAAGAGAGACATATTCATCTTACCAATTGCAGATGTATCTTCTCCAGGCGGAATAATGGAACCCAAAGAATCTAAGACAATTAGATTGATATTGAATTCTTCTGCCACAATCTTATCTAAGAGACCTTCTTTAGACTTTCCCTTTAGGACGTGCTTCTGATCTTCCTTGGGAACGCCCAATAACATTTCGAAGCATTTACGACCGTTAGCGGCCATATCACCTTCCACCAAAATTACTCTGGACGTATCTACCCCTAGAGTCTCCGCCCAATTAGAGTCGAAAGTTTGCTCTGCATCAATAAACATTTGCTGAGCGGTTGGATCTTGCTTTTGTGCTTCGACCATAGCAATCATAGCTAATAAGGTCTTACCAGAACCGGGAGGTCCATAATATTGGATCAATCTACCTTTTGGTAATCCACCAGATGATAAAGCGTTGTCTAGAGCATAGGAGCCCGTTGAAATTACTGGAACAATCTCACCCACTTCTTCGTGAGCCATTTTGTAATCTAATTGATCTTCTGAGTCGGCATATCCTGCGAAAAAGGCGTCTAATTTATTTCTCTTTTTATCATCTGGCATTTTTTCTCCCTATTATTCGTAGCCCTCGGGCACCTTGTCTTGCGGGGCACCTGAACTATATCCAAGGATCGTTCGTCTGAGGCCCGTTGCAATTTCTTTAAAATGATGATGCGATTTAATCAAAATATCATATTTTTTTTCAAGGTATAACTTAGCCCCTTTGGCTGCTGCTAATTTTGCTTGTGCTGCTTCTACTTCGGGAGACACTTCGGCCGCCCATTTTTTCATATCTAAAGTTGTTCTCGCATCATCTGGAGCTTTATATTCCAATGATACTTTGTTTTTAATGCTAGCTACTCTAGATTCTAGATAACTAACTGTCTTTACTACTTTGGATAAATATTCTATTAGAATATCTGCTCCTCTTAATGATTGTTGCTGTAATAGTTCGGCATGAGCTAAATCTATGGCTTCAACATCTCGAAGAGCTTCCTCTACACTTTTAAGCTCTGTGAGGTCAAATTCCGCAAAATCTACCTCTAATTCATTTCCTAATAAATCACCAAGTCTTACCTGTTGGCTCATGTTGTCTTCCTTCTATAATATTGAATATAACTAACTTTATCTCGACAAAATATTACTTTACAAGTTGCAATTTTTCGTTTAACTTTCGGGTCACTTCATCCACTTGTGCGTGCATTAATCGCAAATGTTGATGTTGCATGAGGCTCATTAGAAATAAGAATACCTCTAAAGAAGTCTGGCGTTTTGATGGGGGTTTAAGAAAGATAATAGTTCCTTCTGCATCGGTCTCAAAAAGATCGATGAAGTAATCTTCTCCCTTATTAGTCATGGTAGTATATGATTTAACAATTCTTTGATACATTTCCCATTCAGAATCGGTCATATCAATTTTCTTATTATCAATTATTCGCATACTCATGTGCTTACGCTCTTAACTTCTGCTGAACCCACCT